ACGACTACACCTTAGCTGCCTCGATCATCCGAACATCCATCTGGGAGAACCCCGAGTTCCCGGGGCCATTGACCCTCTTCAACTCAAGAGCATGTTGCTTGAAGACTCAGTTGTCCTTTCCGAAGCAGACGAGTCTCGGCCGGAAGATGTCGAGCTGGATGGCGTCCGTTACCGCCCCGGACCGGTTGCCACCGCCCGTTGCCTCGGGCGTCGGAGCATTCTCGCCGTCAGCTCTCTTTGGAGTGAGCAGCTCTGGGCCCGGGTGATGGCCACCCGCTTCGACATTCGCCCCGAGTGGCCCGTGGTCATCGGCTGCGACGTGGCCCGCTACGGCGACAACAATACCGTCCTGCTGGCCCGCAAGGGCTATTGCCTTCTCGAAGCCCAGGTCCGCGGCAAGCAGGCCACGACCGAGACCGTGCGCCAGCTGGAAGAAGCCTGCTACCGCCTGGCCGACGCGCACAACCCCGAGAAGTCCATTCCCTGTCTGATCGACGAGGGGGGCGTCGGCGGCGGCATCATCGACCAGGGCTTGCAGGACGGGTACAACTTGATCGCCGTCAACGCCTCGCGGAAGCCCCGGGAGCCGGAACGGTACTTCAACGTCCGCAGCGAGCTGTGGTTCCGCGGCCGGCAGGTGGCGCTGGAGGAGTGCCTCGACGTCTCCCGGCTGCCGGTGGCCATCCTCGGCCGGCTCAAGCAGGAATTGTTGGCAACGCAGTATCTCGTCCTCCCGGGACGTGATAAGATGAGGGTCGAGGAGAAAGACGAGCTGGTCGCCCGGCTGAAGCGGAGTCCTGATCTGGCCGATTCTTTTAACCTGTGCTGCTACTACGTCCCTTCCCTGCCCGCTTACTAGGGGGAAGCGTGAACGTGAGCTATCTGGACATTCAGCTGCGCGAGAGCTACTGCGGAACGGGCCTGGGCGACGGCTACCGGGCCCGCTGCAATCGCCAGGCATGGGACGATATGGCTCATGGCCTTTATCGGAGTGTCTGTCACCTCATGGATGACGACGACGAAGGGGCAATAGTGCTTCTGATGGCAGCTCTTCATGTCCTCGAAGAGGAGGGTCTCTCAGGGACCACGCCACGCGCCCAGAATAGCGTGGCGGGTCACCTTCTGGATCTGCTCCGGGCCGTGGCACCCGGATATTTCCCACGCAGCGAAGACCGCAACGGGCAACCCGTCCCTCCTGAGCAAGCCTGATGTGGCCGAGAAAAACCGGCGCTGGTTGATCTGCCGCCTCGACGAGGCCGGGACGCTCCGCCTCCTCCAGCGCGAGATTTGCTTCCCCCCGGGCACGCGGATCGAGGCCGTGAGTCTCGAGGACGGATTGCTCTCATTGCGCCTGCAAAACCTCGACTTCCTCGAGGTCTCCCCGGGCGACCAGATCCCCTTGTTCATCCCGGACAGCTTTTCCGGAGGGCCCCATGTGGACCGTGCCCATCAACGCGACCCTGAGCGGTCCTAACCAGATTGTGGCCGGCGTGCCCGGGCGGCGCGTGGTCATCCTCGGCTACGTCCTCTGCGCCTCGGCCGCCGTCACTGCCCAGTGGGTCTCCGGGGCCGTCAACATCTCCGGGCCCATGTCCCTGACCGCGGCGGGCGACAACATCACTGCCGGGCCCGGCCAGAGCGAGGTCGGGTTCTTCCGCTGGGGCGTGGGGGCGCCCGGTGCCGACCTGACGCTCAACCTCGGCGGTGCCATCCAGGTGGGCGGACATCTGACCTACACGTTCATCAACCCCGAAGACGCGCCATGAGCGATTCCAACGGCACCAGTGGCGACCCTGACCGAGTGGCTCTCATCCGCGAGCTGCAGGCAGGCGGCGCAGGCTTCCATGCGGTCGTGTGCCGCTACTGGTCGCTTTACCGGCAGGCCAGGCAGGCGTCGTCCGACAACCCAGAGGAGCTCTGGCCGGGCCCCCCAGGCGACCTCACTGGGCAAGCCGAGGCATGGGCGAGATCCCTTGACCTGACTTTGCTGCCCTGGGAGGACGTCACACATCTCCGCCGGGGGACGCTGCGCTGGCTGCGCGAGCAATTCCCGCCGATTGGGGGGAACGCCCCATGAGCGCCGCCGACTCCAACGGCAACGGCCACGTCGAGCACTGGATTCCCGAGGCCATCTCCCTCGACCTCGCCGGTCTGGGGCCGATGCCACCCTGGGCCATGGGAGTTTATGACACCGGCGGCGGCTTCGACCCCGTCCCGAATTACGCGCAGGGGCTGACCTGGCTGCTCAGACAAAAGCGGGGAGAGTTCATCCCCGCCTTCCTCACGGAGCTGCAGCTCAGCCTCTATCGCCGCCACATCCGCACCCTCGTGGTCAACAACGAGATCGCGCTCAATGCCATCAACGTGCAGGTTGTGTACGGGGTCGGCTCGGGCATGAAGTACGAGATCCTGCCGCGCAAGGGTCGGCGCCCCAGCGATCAGGTCGTGGCCAATGCTCAGGTCCTCTGCGACACCTTCTGCGAGCACAACGAGATGCCGCTCAAGGAGGCCGAGGGCCTCGCCCGCGTGATCCTCGAGGGCGAGGCGTTCTTCCAGTTGTTCCCCAGCACATCCGGCATCCTCTCCGTCCGTGCCGTGGAGCCGGAGTATTGCTACAGTCCCACGGGGGATTCGGACCGCGACAGCTTCGGGATCCGGAATCCCACGGAGCCGCTCGACATCGAAGCCGTCGAAGGCTACTGGATCGTGCCTGGATCTCTGGCGGACGGCTCCCAGCCGCAGCTGGTGGACCCGAAGTGGATCGTGCATATCAAGCATCCTGAGACGCCCTCCACGAGCAAGCGCGGCCTGTCGGCCTTCTTCGTGCTGGAGCCGACGCTGCGGGCCGCCGACGACCTCATCATGTCCACGGTGACAATGGCGAAGGCGCGGGGCAAGATTGCCTGGGTGGAATATCTCGACGACGTGGTAAAGCCCCAGGCCCAGGCAATGGCCGACAACGTCACCTTCGCCACGGGGACCTTCCCGGCCCCCACAGGCGCCAACACCACCATCAACTTCGAGCGCTTCGGCTGGGGCAGCATCCTTCGCCGCCCCTCGAATGCCAAGATGGACTTCCCCTCCGGCGGCACGATCGGCGCCAGCGACCATGTTGCCGTGATGGACATGGTGCTCCGCTACATTGCCGCCCGCTTCACGATGCCCGAATATATGCTATCCAGCAACTCTGCAAACGCGAACTATTCCTCTACCCTCGTGGCCGAGTCGCCCTTCGTCCTCTCCATGCAGGTCCTGCAAGACCGGATGGCCCGGCTCTTCGGCCGCAACCGCTACGGCCCTCACCGCCGCAGCATGATCTGGCGGCAACTGGCGCATGCCGTCGAGATCGGCCTCTTGCCCGCCAGCGTCTTCGCGGACCTCGACGTCGTGGTGACGCCTCCGTCAATGGTCGCCCGCGACCGGGCCAAGGAGGCGCAGACCGACAAGGTGTACAACGAGATGCGGGTGAAGAGTCGCAAGACGATCCAGCAGGAGCAGGGCCTCGACCCCGACCAGGAGGCGGAGAACTTCAAGGAAGAGGGGCCGCCGCCCGGGCAGTCCCCGCCCGGCTCGCTGGCCGGCATGCAGCCGGGGGGCGAGGCGCGGCCGGGGCGGCTCGTGGACGCCAGGGAAGCCTGCGTGCCGAACGAGACGGGCCCCGGACACCACGACGACCACACCGGCCATCCCTGCAAGGCCGGACTGGGCGGTGGCCCGAGCAGGGGCTTTACGGGCATGTTGCAGGACCCGTTGGGCGGTCACGCCCGCTTCTTCCTGGGTGGCGCCGAGGTGGGCGAGAAGGAGTTCGCGAAGGAGCGTGGATTCGGCGGGCTCCCCGCGAAGGCGCCCTCGACTCATCCCGGCGCCGAGCGCGGCAGCGAAGTCCGCCTCGAGCCGTCCGCTACCCGCGCCTTCGACGGCAGGACGCCGGTGCCGGTCCGGGAGAAGCTGACCAAGACGGAAACGGGCAACCTGGCTGAGAACGTGCTGGTGGCCTGGCTGCGGGCCCAGGGTATGACGGACGCGGCGCCTCTGAACACCGGCGCCGCCAACTTCCCCGTGGACGCCCTGGAGGACCACCGCCCCACGGAGATCAAGGGCGGCCTGGTGAGCAACAGCAAGGGCGCCCAGCAATGGCGGTTGACTTTCTCTCTGGAATCCCCTGCCGAGCGCGAAGCCTACGCCCGGATGACGCCGGAAGGGCGCTCGGCCTGGAATCTCCAGAAGCAACAGCGCATCCACGAGCGCAAGCAAGCCGTCGTCGAGGCGCTGGCCCGCGAGACGGGGCGGGAGATCCGGCCGCGGACTCTGTGCGCCGTGATCAACCCGGACACCCGGGTGGCCGACGTGTACGAGTTCGATGGCTTCCACGACCGGATTGGCTGGACGTCGGAGATGGCCCAGAAAGGTTACCGGGGGTCCGTCAAGTATGCCTGAGCCCGTCCTGAAGAAGGTCGAGGCGGAATTCTCCGCGTGGCTCGACGAGTACATCGCCGGCTGGACAAAGGCGCTGCGCCAGGGCCTGGCCGAGCGCGAGCGCATGCACGAGTCCTGCGACCCCAACCAGTCCGGCCCCGGCCACCACGATTCGGAGACGGGACACCCCTGCTCGCCGGGAGGCAAGGAAGCCACCGCCCCGGACCCCGAGGAGCACGCCAAGGGCTGGCTGGCCCGCGCCCGGGAGATCCCCGCGAAGGTATACGCGAAGGCCCGGCTCAAAGTCTCCGAGAAGTACTCCCAGCTCGAATCCCGCTACGGGAGGAAGCTCGCTCTGGCGATCATGGGGGCGGGCCTGGCCGGGGTGCCGATCCCCCTTCCCGGCTCCGTCCTCATGACCGCGGCCCCGGTAATCGCCGCCGCCGAGGTCTACCGCCGTCTCGCGGGCGCCGGTGCCAGGCCCGTCAAGGAAGCGGCCCCCGAGCTGTCGCCTGAAGAGGTCGGGCGCCTGGGCCGGGAGTGGATGAAAGAGATCCTCGACGAGTTCGCCCGCGAGCTGAAAGGTAGCCGATGAGCGTCCTTTCCTGGCTGCGCCGACTCCTTGGCCGGGCCGCGGTGCCCGCCCCCGGACGCGCGCCTCCTCCAGGCGAGGAAGCCCGGCACTTCGACGAGCCTTCTTCCTGGGTGCCGGTGTCCTCATCGTGGGTGCATTCCATCAGCTACCACGGGGGCCCGGCCGAAGCCACCGGGGTGAGCGGCCGGCTACGGGTCCGGTTCAAGGACAAACGCTCTGGCATCGTCCGGGCCGAGGTCGAGTACCACGGCATCCCGCGCATCCTCTACGCCGGGTTCCTGGCGGCGCCGTCGAAGGGCCAGTTCGTCCACGCCCACCTCTTTGGCCGTGCCTATTCCGTGATCTGGAGCCGAGGATGAGCGAAAGCACCTACCTGCAGGGTCCTGAAGTCCTCCCCGAAGCAATGGCCATCCTCGGCCTGACCGACCGGTTGATGACGGGACTCTCCTTGACCTTCGCCTGTGATGATCTCCAGGTGCGCACCGAGCTAGACGATTTTCTGGCCGGTCTTGGCTACGACGAAGTGGCGGTACGGGAAGTGATGGTCGAGCTGGCCATCGATGGCCTGGTTCGGGCGAGGGTTGCCGGGGCCGCCTGGGGCCCGAAGGGGGCGCTCCGGGGCGACGGACAGCACTTGTTGACGCGGGCCGACTGGGACCGTCTCCGGGAAGCCCTGCCGCGGCTGGTCGGGCGCGGGACGCGCTGGGAAACAAGGTAGAGGGGGAAGACATGAGTAACGATCCCCTGGCTGGGGCAGTCGCCTTGAACCGCCTCCAGGGCGAGCTGATCGACGCCCTGGCGCTTCTGGAACGCTGCTGGATGGCCGGGCACAAGCAGGGGTGGCCCGACGGCGAGGTGACAAATGCGTTGCTGGCGGATGTGCTGACCTTCCTTGGTAGAGAACGCTGCTGGATGGCCGGGCTCAAGCAGGGGTGGCCCGACGGCGAGGTGACAAATGCGTTGCTGGCGGATGTGCTGACCTTCCTTGGTAAGCACGGCCGGGTTGCGCCGGGAGGTGCGGATGGGGCTGCTGAGACCGTAGGCGAGTCAGACCCGCCGCGCGGTCTTGCCTAATACCAGCGTGGTAGGCGCCCCTCCCCGGAAAATTCCGTCTTTTTTCCTAGTCAGGCAGGAGCTGGGAAAATCTCTGGACAGGCAGCCCCCAACCGGATAAGGTTTACTGCACCGAGCAGGGATCATTCGGCGAGCTGTCGAGCATTCGGGCATACCCCGCCTGCCTTCCGTGCAGGCCCCGACGCGGAAACGACAGATGGCCGGGAAGGTAATTCCACTCAAAGAATGCGACCCCTGCGGCGGCGACCTCGACGAGAGCGAGCCCGTCATCAAGGGCGTCCGGGTTCAGGGCCTGGTCTCCCGCAATAACCGCCGCTACCTCTCCGAAGCCCTGAAAAAGGCCATTCCCCTCTACGAAGGCGCCTGGTCCTACCTGAACCATCCGCGCAAGGGCCAGGAAGACCAGCCGCGGCGGGCCGAGGACAAGTTCGGCCGCTTCCGCAACGTCAGAATGGGCTCCGACGGCCTGCGCGGCGACTACCACTTCAACCCGAATCACCCCTTTGCGCCCACTTTTCGCTACTGGCTGAAGACCGACCCCGAGGCGGTCGGGTTCTCCCCGAATCAGACAGGCAAGGTCCGCTCCGACGGCGACGGTGCCATGCTCGTCGAGGAGATCGTCGAGGTGGACAGTATCGACCTCGTCTCCCGGCCGGCCACGACCAAAGGGCTCTACGAATGGGAGGGCGGCGAGATGGAAGCAGAAGACGACCTCATGGCGGATGTGACGCCGGACCTGACGCCCGGGGTCGGGGAAGAGCCGGAGGCGCCGGGAGCCGAGGCCGACCACGAGCAGGCCATCCTCGACGCGGCCAAGGCGTGTATCGACGACCGTAGCCTTCTGGCCAAGCAGAAGCTCGCCAAGATCAAGAAGCTGATGAGCATGGTCGGGCCCCAGGAGACCGAAGAGGTTCCCGAAGCGGGCCTGGAGGACGAGGAGAGCGAGCCGGGCGGGGTCGTGGTCGAGAAGACGAAAGAAGCCGGAATGGAAGACGAGGAGGAGGAGCCCGGCGGCGTGGTCGTCGGGAAGACGAGGAGATCCGAAGAGGCCCTGGAGAAGGGCTCTTCGCAGGAGACCATCAGCAAGAACATCGGCAAGCTCCGCCGCGAGGGCTACGAGCCGGACCAGGCCGCCGCCATCGCCTACAGGACCGCCGGCAAGAGTCGCAACCCCGAGGCCGAGATCCGGGCCCTGCGCAAGGAGGTGAAGGCGATGTCCGCCCGGCTGGTGACGCTGACGGCCAACTTGCAGGAGGCGGCCCCCGCCCTCAAGGCCGCCGCCCTGGCACACAGGCCGGCCAGCAGGGCTCCGCAGCCTGCCTACAAGGACCTGAGCATGGATCAGTTCATGCAAGCGATGGAAAGGGGGCGCTAGCATGCCCGCCCTGCAATTCCGCCGCGGCGAGACGCTCCCCGTCGTGGCTCCCGTCCTCACCCCCCAGGCCGTCGAGGTCGGGGACATCGTCGCCCTCTCGGCCGGCAACGTCATCCGCGCCGAGGACTTCACCTGGACCACCGACCTCCCGACTACCCAGGCGGCCTTCACGCTGGCCTTCCTGGGCATCAGTGGCCAGCGCAAGGTGGTCAACGTCGCCCGGGTCCTCGCCGCCGGCCGCGATAACCGCATGCGCATCGACTGCGACGGCTTCTACGAGGCCGATTGCGCCAGCGCCACGTTCAACGTCGGGGACTTCGTCGGCCCGGCGAAGGCCGCTGGCAACGCTCTGCTGTCGCAGACGGTGATCGGCGTGGCCGACGCTGCCCATGCCATCGGCGTCGTGGTCGAGCAGGCTACGTCCGTCACGCGGGTCCGCTTCAAGGCGCTGTCGAAGCTCGTCCCGCAAGCACGCTAGGGCAGGGGGGCTCTCATCATGGGCTTTGGCTTCGCCTTGAAACGCCTGTGCGAGGAGCACGGTCCCCGCACCACGCTGAAGCACTGGCAGGAGTGCCTCGGCCTCGACGATCAGGGCAATCTCCGGCCGACCGAGAAGTCCCGAGCTTTCCGCAAGAAGCATGACATCTACCACATGCCTCTGGCCGAGGTCGCGGACGCCTTCCTCGAGACGCGCTTCGGCACCAGCCGGGCCGTCAACTGTCTGCGCGCGATGCAGCACGGCAAGATCCACCTGCTCGAAGCAACGGAAGCTAATGACGCAAGCGCATTTTCCAACATAACTGGGCAATTACTGGTGACCATTATCAAGGAGCAGTACGAGAATCCCAGCTTCATTTTGAAGAGTCGGGTTATGAAGGTTGCCAACCCCGGCTCGAACTTGCAGGAGCACAAGATCCCCTACCTCTCGGACGTCGTGGACAAGCCGAAGCGGCTGGCGCAGATGGAGCCGTACCCGGCGACGAGGTTCTTGGAGAGCTGGGTCACGATACCCGCCCCGGAGAAGTACGGCGAGGTCTGCCGCGTGTCGATGGAGATGATGCTCTCCGACTTCACCGGACAGGCCCAGACGTCGGCGCAGAGCGTTGGCAAGGTGACGGGTTACCAGGAGGAGGAGCGGCTCGGCAAGGTGGTCCTGGGTCTCGCGGGCACCGATGCGCTGCCGATGACGCCGTACAACTGGAATGGGAGCTCGCTCAACACCTATGTTACGACGGCCGGTGTCGGCAATTATGTGAACAGGCTCACCTCGACGACGGTGCTGAACTACGACCAAATTAATTCCATCGAACAGCTTTTTTACAGGCAAGTGGACCCCATAACTGGCCGTCGTATCCTCGCCATGCCGAAGCAGATTATCTGCGTGCCGGAAAAGCGCTGGGCGCTGAAGCGACTGCTGACGGCGACCATGACGCGGAGCGGCAACCAGGCCAGCGATACGGGCATCCTGACCGAGTCGCCCAACCCGATCGAGGAGGGCTACGAATTGCTGGCCTCGCCCATCCTCCAGGCGCTCTTGCAAGTGGAGACGACGCAGACCTCGGGCATCGTTCTGTCGCCGGCCCAGGTGAAGGAGTTTATCATCTTCTGTGATCTGAGCAAGGCGTTCGGCCTGCGTGAGGTCTACCCGATGAAGACGGAGCAGGCGCCGGCGCTGGCGCCCGCGGAGTTCGAGCAGGATATCGTTTTGCAAGTCAAGGCGTCGTTGTACAACGTGCCGTTTGTTTACGACGTCAGGTGGACAGCTCAAGCGACCTCCGAGGTGACCTGAGAGATGGCCAAGAAACACGAGCCCGAGGCGATGCCCGCCGCCGAGCAGGCCACGCCGGCCACCGCCGAGGGCGGCATCCCCGTGGGGGAAGTCTCGCCCTCGAAGGACGTCGAGATTGCCGCCTTGCAGGCTCTCGTGGCCGAGCTGCGGGTCAAGCTGTCCGGCGAGGCCCTGAAGGCCGAGCCGGTGCCGCCGGGAATGAAGCGCTACAAATGCTCGATCGAGCACGGCCAGCCGCTTCTCATTGATGAGGTCGATCCGTTGCGTGCGGAGAAGAAGTACCTCAAGCGCATGAACGTGATCGCCACCCCCCACAGGGTGACGGTCGAGGAAGCGCCCCTCGAGAAGGGATAGCACGATGGCAGCGCTCGACGACCTTACGGCGGCCCGGGACTCTCTGGCGGCGAAGATCGCCTCCGTGATGGCCAACCCGCGCCCCAGCTACAGCGTGGACGGGCGCTCCTTCTCCTGGACGGAGTACCGGGCCAGCTTACTGAGGGAGCTCAAGGACTTGCAAGCCGCCATCAACATGATGGACCCCTACACGATCGCCACCCAGGTCTGGCCGTAGCATGCCCTCCATTCTTCCCATCCCGGCCATCGCGGATGACATCCTCCTTGTGGACGACGTCGAGTACGTCACTTACCAGGCGCGGGCGAGCGACGGCACCGTGCAGGCCACCTACACCAACGTCGTCGGTCTGGGCTTCCGGGTCGAGGGCGCCATTCACGGCATGGGCGGGGGCGGGCAGCTTCCCAAGGATACCCGGACCTGGCACATCCTTGCCCGGACGCTGCCGGTGGGGCCGAAGAAGGGCGACCACATCATCTCGGATGTCAAGGGAACCTGGGAAGCCTGGAACGACAACAGCGAGGTCTTCGAGGGGCAGCACACGATCATCTGCACGCGCATTCCCGACGCCCCGCCGCCGATCCCCCCTGGGGCCATCCTCGACGAGGCCGGGGCCGTCCTCCTCGACGAGACAGCCGCGGCGCGGGCCCTGCGCGAGGCCAATGCCAAAAAGGGGGGCTGAGGGTCGTGGCCAAGGTTTCCACTTACCCCCCGATCACCGCTGCAGCGCTGTTGCCGGCTGACCAGTTCCTGGTCGTGGATAGCACGAACGCGCCAACCCTCGCGACAAAGACCATCACCTATGCTGAGATGCTGAACGCCTTCGGCACAGGCGGGGTCGTCCCCGTCAACAAGGGCGGGACGGGACAGACCACGGCCCAGGCGGCGTTTGACGGTCTGGCGCCCGCCCAGAGCGGTCAGGGAGGCAAGGTCCTGACCACGAACGGCACGACCACTTCCTGGGGAGCCATCACGGCCGGCGGCGCTCCGGGCGGGCCCTTCCAGGCCGTCCAGAGCAATAACGGCTCGGGCGGCTTCACGGGCTCGGCCAACCTGCTCTCGACGGGCAATAGTCTCCAGGTGATCGCCGGGACATCCTCTTCCCGGGGCATCTCCGTTACCGGGGCGGCGGGGCAGACGGCCGAGCTGCAGGCGTGGTCGTCGAGCACGGTGCTGCTCAGTGCCATCAAGGCCGATGGCAGCTTCTCGACGACCGCCAGTGCTTTCGTCTATGCCGGCGTGGCCTACACCTGGCCCTCCACCCAGGCTTCCTCTCCTGGGCAGGTGCTGACCAACAATGGTGCCGGGGCCCTGTCCTGGACAACCGTTGCCCCCGCCGCCGGCGGCGCTTCGGTCTTCCGCGCCGTCGCCCAGACGGCGCATGGGTTCGCTCTCGGCAACGTCCTGGCCTACACGGGCACGTCCTACGCCCTGGCACGGGCCGACACCAGCGCCAATGCCGAGGTCGCCGGCATCGTCGCGGCCGTGACGGATGCCAACAACTTCACTCTGCTGACGGGCGGCTACATCACGGGGCTCTCTGCTCTGACCGCGGGCACGGTGTATTTTCTTAGCCCCACGACTTCCGGCGCGCTGCAAGCCACCGACGTCTCGACGGCCGGGCAGATCAGCAAGCCTCTGCTGATCGCCGACTCCACAACCTCGGGGTACTTCGTCAACTGGCGCGGCCTGATTCTCGGTGCTTCGGGCGGCGGCGCCGGCGGGGGCGGCATCACCGGGGTGACCGACCCGGGCACGGGCACCGTCAACTTCGACATGAGCACGGCTGACAAGCAGGCGGTGACCCTGACCGGCAACAGAGCTCTGACCCTGACGAACGATTCGGTGGGGCAAGCCATTCTCCTGCTCCTCACCCAGGACGCGACCGGCTCGCGGCTGGTAACGACCTGGCCGGCCACCATCAAATGGCAGGGTGGGACCGTCCCGACCCTGACCACCACGCCCAACAAGACCGATGTGATCTCGCTGCTGAAGCTGTCCGGGGGTAATTACCTGGGCATGACTGCCCTGGCCTTCTAGGGGTCCAAGGATGCCGACCTGGCTCATCGGTGGAGTCCTGATGGCCCCTACGCCGGCTGGGGGCCCCGTCCTCTTCGAGGACTTCTCCGGCACCGCTCTGCGCAAGGCTTCGGACGGCACCCGCGACCTCTTCAGTGTCTACACTGGCACCGACCCCGCCCAGAGCTACTCCCTGGACACCACGCTAGGGCGCTTCCGCGTGGTCGTGGACGGGACCCGCTTCCGCGGCATCTCCACGGGGGGCAATACCTCCAGCACCCTCAACGACACGGCTTCGGCCGACTGGACGGGGCTCTCCTGGGCCGATCTCGGCGGAACCCAGCAATGCGCCATCGTCTCCGGGACGGGCGCCGGGCAGTATCTGCCCATCGCCTCCAGCACCGCTCACACCCTGACGCTCTCGGGGAGCTGGACCACCATCCCCGACGCCACCAGCCACTACGTCGTGACCTACAGTAATGCGATCTATGCCGTGGTCTACCCCGGGGGCCATTCCGCCAGCCAGGATTACCTCTTCCCCGCCGGCTACGCGCAAAAGTTCATCAAGACGGGGACGTGGGCGCCTGCAGCCAACCGTCTGACGTTCTGGTTCAAGGTCGATAAGACCGTCCCGCGCCGGGCCGATGGGGGGGGTGTGCTGGAGATCGGCACCTACATCCGCCAGCACGCCGACCCGGCTGCGAGCAACCAGGGCCAGCACTACTACCACATTACCGACCCCAACTTCTATGCCGGGCGCTGGGCCTACTGCGTGATGAGCGCCAAGCCCCAGCACCAGAGAGCCGCCGACCCCAACATCGAATGGCCGGTTGACCCCGAGAACACCACCGGCCTTCTCATGGTGTCCGCTACCCTTACCGGCACTCTGGGCGTCACCAACGGCTCGGCGGCCGTTACGGGCTCAGGCACTTCCTTCTCCGCCCAGGTGAGCCCGGGGCAGTGGCTGCACTTCGCCGGCGACGGCGCCGCCGTGGCCTACAAGGTTCGCTCCGTGAGCTCCGCCACTTCCATCACCCTGGGGTCCACGAACGCTGCTCCCGATGTCAACCAGAGCTATCTGGGCACCACCCGTTCCGGCATCCAGGCGCAGCTGGCTTACCCCCTTCCCAGTCCGAAGCCGCCGGGCACTACTTCCGCCTCGGACCCCGGCGACCTCGTCACCGTGTCGAGCTATCAACAGCCCCTGGCCTACTATGATGGCCTGACCGACTGGTACTTCGACCTCGTCGATCCCAACATCGGCTCGGCCGGCGGCTTCGTGGATTCGACCTGGCAGTTCGACGACTTCTATCTCTCTTCCGTCACGGTCGAGCCCGACGACCTTGTCTCT